CCTACGTTAGGAATTGGCCACCTCATAACTGAGTGGGATGAAGAACATGGAAAACCTGTTGGCACAGAAGTATCTGAGGAAAGAGTTAATGAGCTATTTGCAAAAGATATTGAGGTAACAATATCAGAGTGCAAAGAATTGTTTGAAAACTTTGATGATTTGCCCGATGAGGTACAAAAAATCTGTGCGAATATGATGTTTAATATGGGCAGGCCCAGATTGAGTGGTTTTAAAAAGTTTCGTGCTGCGATAGCGAATAAAGATTGGAATGAGTGTGCAGTTCAAATGGAAGATTCTAGGTGGCATAAGCAAGTTACAAATAGAGCTAATCGCCTCATTTCAAGAATGAGAGCGATTAAGTCCACCTAAACCTAATACTTTATTATTATTAATACCAAGTCTTTCACATTCTTTGTCTACTAACAAACCTACCTGTAAACGTATGTTCCTTCTTTCTTGATCACAAATTATTTTAAGTTTGTTATAAGTATCTATGTCTATACCTATTGACTTGAACTTTGATGTATCTGTCATTATACTACCTCCATGACTCATAAATACCCATTTATACCCAAAAAAAACAGAACAAGCAACAATAAGTATTTTGCAAAAAAAACTATAGCTATGGGCCTAAAGTTTGATAGTAGATGGGAAGCAGAGCGTTGGGGTCAGCTTAAAGCTATGGAAAGAGCTGGTATTGTCACGCAATTAGAGCGACAAATTAAATATGAATTAAGTATTAATGATGTTAAAATTTGTGATTATATAGCAGATTTTAGATATTTACTTGAAGAAGAAGATGGACTTTCAAAACTGGTTGTTGAAGATGCAAAGGGAATACTCACAGCAGAGTTTAAGTTAAAAAAGAAGATGATGAAAGCTATACATGGTATAGACATTCATCTCTCCTATAAAAACAAACGTTAATTAACGCTTACTTTTATCATTTCCTCTATTAAATTTTTTTTCTAACTCACGTTTCATAATCTCTAGTTTTGACATATTTTCTTTATTTAAAGAACTGCCAGGACCATTTCTATAGTTCCTTCTTTTTTCTATTTCATTGTTAGCCCAAATAAGGCCACACTTAACAGAACAAAAGTTACCAAATTTCATAACGAACTTATGAGTAAAACACTCCGTTTCGTAATAGATTTTATCGTCTGCTCCTTTTCTTGGCACTTCTTTTTTAACTGGCAAATTTCCAGTATATCTCTCATTAGGTTTAGTGCCATAAAAAGTTTTAGTTTGAGGCCTAGCTTCTCTTTGACAATTATAACAAGTTACAACGTGACTTAATTCTTTAGGTCCTGATTGACTATCATCTCTCATTTATCTTCTCCAAATACTTTTTTCATTTCTAAATTACGCAATTCTTCTAATTGCTTATTGACCTCACGCTTTTCTCTTCTCGCATAACGATAATCCTTAGTCATTAACGCAACAGTAGATGCGATTGATCTGTTATCTTCTTTTGCAATTTTAACAAAATCGGCATAAACATTCCCATGAACATTTAGAGATTTAAATTTATTTTTTTCCTCTAATTCTTCAAGTTCATATATGGGTTCCATATAATTACCATCTGGATCTGCAAATTTATGCTCAAAATTATTATGCAATTTTTGATGAGCTTCAGATATGGTAATCACACCATTTTCGGCTTCTTCTAGAATCCTCCTAGAAATGGATGACCAGGTTTCTATTGGCTTTTCAACCAAGTGCTTTCGTATTTTTGGTTTTCTAAAAAATTTACTCAATTTATCCTCCGTATGTAAAAATAACTAAAACTATTTAAAGTATGTAATTATAGTTAAAAAAATGTCAAGATAAAAAAAAATAATAAATACTGTTGACAAACAGGTTATGTGTGCCTATTTTGTAGGTATCTAGTGCTTAATTTTAAAAGAAGGAGTTATTATGGACTTAGATTTTCAAACTATGCCCATTGCTGATGTCTTCAGATACCGAGAAGATTTGAAGCAGCAATTAGAGCATATCAAAAACAAACAAGCTGATATGAACAAACAGCTTGAGCTTCGATTTGGTAATTACGCCAAAGAAAAGTTAAACAACGAGAACAAAGACTATGGATCAACAACTCTTAACGAGGGTGGTTTTAAAGTTAAAGTTACTCTAAGACAAAAAGTCACTTGGGATCAAGATGGACTAGTTCAAACATTTATGAACGATCTATCAGAAGATGATGCCAAGCACTATGCTAAGATTACTTATGGTGTTGATGAGCGAAAGTACAATAGTGCTCCGCCTGCAATCAAAGATAAGTTGCAAAAGCATAGAACTGTTCAGCTAATGAGTACATCTATTGATATTACTGATGGATCATAAGATGAGTAATGTTGAACGTGTGCAAGAAGTCTTAGATTGGATTAAGACCTGTCCATATAAACACTACTTATCAAGTGTCTCAAATGGTCATGTCTTTATCAAAATTCAAATTCCAGATAAAAAGGAGAATAAAGATGGCTCTTAAAATTATTTCAGCCGAAGAGCGATTAAAAGAAAAACGTGGTCATAAAATTGTTATTTGTGGTTCAAGTGGTGTGGGTAAGACAACTCTTGCTCGTACTCTTGATCCAGATACGACATTATTTATGGACTTAGAGGCAGGAGATGCTGCCATTGAAAACTGGCCTATCGATGTAATCAGACCAAAAACTTGGGAAGAGTGCAGAGATTTTGCTTGTTTTCTTGGTGGACCTAATCCAGCATTAACACCAGATCAACCTTATAGTAATATTGAGTTTCAAAGAGTGTCGCAAATGTATGGAGATCAAATGGAAATCATGAAGAAATATGATTCTATTTTTGTTGATAGTATTACAGTTGCAGGCAGACTTTGTTTTCAACATTGTTATGGTCATCCAGATAATAAATCGGATAGAACTGGTAAAGTAGACACAAGAGCGGTCTATGGTATGCAAGGTCGTGAGATGATGGGTTGGTTAACACAACTCCAGCATATCAGATCTAAGAATGTAATCTTTGTTGGCATTCTCGATGAGAAAGTAGACGAGTATGGTAGGGTCAATTATGAACTTCAGATTGAGGGTTCAAAGACTGGCCGTGAACTACCTGGCATTGTTGACGAAGTTATTACTATGGCAGTTATGCCAGGTGGTGATGAACACCCGCCATATAGGGCATTTGTTTGTCAAACACTTAATCAGTGGGGTTATCCTGCAAAGGATAGGTCAGGTCAACTTGAGATTCTTGAAGAACCTCATTTAGGCAAATTATTAACAAAAATCAGTGGTCGTGATGTATCTAAAAAATTAGAGTTTGCATCACCTAATTCTAGCGAAGGGAGTAAATAAATGATTGATTTTAGTAATGTATCGTCAAGTGGCGGTGGGGGTGATTTTGAACTTATCCCAGCAGGAACAGTAGCTCGTGTTATTGTAAATCTTAAAAGAGGCGGTGAGGTTCTAACTGAATACTCGCAAGAGCCAATGTTCAAGACTAATGGTAGAACCAAATGGATTGAGTGCGAATTTACAGTTTGTGCTGGTCAATTTGAAAGACGTAAGTTTTGGCAAAATATCATGCTCGATGGTGGTAAAGTAAATCCAGATACTGGTGTTTTTTACACTAAAGAGATTGGTTTGCAAACTATCAAGGATATTGTTGATAGTGCCAAAGGTTTATCAAAGTCCGACATCTCACCAGAGGCCATGAAGATTAGAAATATCAGTGGTCTTGAGGTTATGGATGGCATGGAGTTTTGTGCAAAGATTGGTATTGAAAAAGGCACCAATGGTTATCAAGATAAGAATAAATTAGTTGGCACATTATGTGTTGGCGAAAATGGTTATATTGGTAACGGCGGAAGTAATACACCACCAACAACTCCGCAAGGGGGTGGAACGCCACCTCAAGGCGGTGGTTTTAAGCCTGCACCCTGGGCTCAAAACAACTAAGTGGTTCTAGGTTCTAGCGGTAAGACTCCTTCTTAGTCTGCTAGAGTCGGTTTGGGTAGCACCGATACCGCAAAGCTACCCATTAAACTAGGAAGCAAACATTATGAAATTAGAAGAAAAACCAAAGAGAAAGCCTCCACTTATAGAATTTTATTGTAAGCCTTGTAGAAAGTTAGGTAGGTTTGAAAATTTTTTAATGCCTATAAAAAACATGAATGGTGATGGTCATATTGGTGTGGGTTGTATGTTTTGCTTACATGATGAAGGCTATAGATTTAAAGATTTTAAGATTGTAGAAAAAAAATGATTCTTAGACCATACCAAGAAATAGCAGTAGACGATGCTTCAACTGCATTAGACAAACATAAGAACACAATTGTTGTAGCTCCCACTGGAGCAGGCAAAACAATTATGTTATCGGCCTTGGTAGGCAAAAGATTTAAAATAGGTAACAAGGTTCTTATTCTGCAACATAGAGATGAATTAGTAAGACAGAATAGAACAAAGTTTTCTAAGGTTAATCCTAATATTACAACTAGCATTGTAGATGGATCAGAAAAAGACTGGTCAGGTAATACCATTTTTAGCATGGTGCAGACATTATCAAGAGAGAACAATCTGAATAACATCAATCACTTTGACTTAGTTGTGGTTGATGAAAGTCATCATGCAGTAGCTGATACTTATATGCGTATCATTGATAAGGTCAGACAAGCGAACAATTCCGTAGAGATCGTTGGTTTTACCGCAACACCTAATCGTGGAGATAGAAAAGGTTTAAACAAAGTATTTACTAATTGCTCACATCAGATTGAGATTAGCACTTTGATTAGAGAGGGATTTTTGGTGCCGCCAAAAACATTTGTCATTGATGTAGGCGTACAGAAAGATTTAGCGAATGTTCGCAAAACAGTAACAGACTTCGATATGTCAGAAGTCGAAAGAATTATGAACAAAAGAGCTATCAACAAACGAATTGTTGAGGAGTGGCAAGATAAAGCTGGTCAAAGAAAAACTGTAGTTTTTTGTAGCACCATAGTTCATGCACAAGATGTATGTGATGAGTTTAGAAGAGCCAATATAAGAGCAGAAATAGTTACTGGCGACACACCATCCCAAGAAAGAATGCAGATACTTAAAGACTTAGAGCGTGAAGATGTCCAGGTTGTTGTTAATGTAGCAGTTCTTACTGAGGGTTTTGATGCACCACCAATTAGCTGCATTGTATTGACAAGACCATGCTCATACAAATCTACGATGGTGCAAATGATTGGTCGTGGATTGCGAACAATTAGCCAAGAGGAATATCCAGGACTTATTAAGAAAGATTGTGTTGTGTTAGATTTTGGCACCAGTGTTTTGACACATGGCTCATTAGATGAGGGTGTTGATTTAGATGGAGATCAACAAACAAAACAAGGGGCAACACCGCTAAAAGTATGTCCAGAGTGTCAATCAGAGATACCATTATCAAGTCGTGAGTGTCCTATTTGTGGCCATGAGTTTGGTGCTGATAATAAAGAAGCACTTGAAAACTTTACTATGACAGAGGTAGATTTAATAGACAGATCTCCATTTAGATGGTTAGATCTTTTTGAGAATGGTAGATGTATGATGGCAAGTGGATTTAATGGTTTTGGCCTGGTCGCACACTTAGATAATATGTCTGTATGCGTTGTTAAGCGTGATAGAGGTAGGTTACGAATCATTAGTGTTGGCACAAAAGAACAAGCAATTGCAGCCGCTGACGACTTTCTAAGAGGCATTGAGGATAGTGATGGTGCCAGGAAAGGTAAAAGATGGCTAAATCAAGCGGTAACATTTAAACAAAAAGATGCTCTAGCACGACATAATGTCTTTATTAGACCTATGGATTTTAGTTGGAATAAGTACAAAGCTGCTTGTTGGTTAAATTATTTGTGGAATAAAAAAGAAATTGATGACAAAATTTTAAGTTATTACGAAGGAGATAATAATGCAGCGTAGTGAAGCGTTAAAAAAAGTTGACTTAATTATAAACGGACCTAGAGCAAAAGCACATGGTGATGCTACAGAAACTCACACAAATATAGCGGCAATATGGAATATATTATTAAGAAAAAAGTTAAAAGAACCGCTTGATATTCATGATGTATATAGAGCTATGATTGGCATTAAGCAAATTAGAAACAGTCAAAATCCAAAAGTTGAGGATAATATGATCGATATTATTGGATATGCAGCATTAGCAATTGAGGCAAAAGATGGCAAGAATGTTAATTAAATACACAATGCAGGAAGAAAATTCTGCTGGTGTAGAAAAAACAAAAGAAGGTGGTCTTTACTTACCATTTTCTTTTGCACAATCACCTGATCAAATCAGTGATAAAATAGGTGATACTTTGTTTGATATAATTAAAAAAAACAAAAATATGGTTTTGTGCTTGAGCTTTTCTGCTTTCTTTGAAGGTCATGAAGTGCTGCAGGGACATTTTAGTAGCGAACAATTTGTAGGAGAAGGTAGATGGATAAGCCCAGGATTGGAGACGATGCACTAACAAACTTAGGTAAATTATTTAATATATTTGGTTGGAATAAAAAACTAAATGAGATAACAGAGGATGAAATACTAGCAGCAATACTTATAATACAATTTTCAATGAAGGTAGATCAAGATGACAAACACGACAGACAAAAGCTCAATGGGTTACTTCTTAAATATGTCGGCGACTATGAAGAGCGAGAAGACACCATTACAGAAGATGACATCCCTTTTTGAGGATGTCATCGACAACAAGCTTGTAGAAAGCAATAAAAAGCAACCTAAACGAGATTATTTAGGTAGTTCTGTCTTGGGCGATAAATGTTCCAGAAAAATTCAGTATATGTTTTTGGGCACCGAGCCAGATCCTGGAAAAGATTTTGATGCAAGAACTTATCGTATATTTCAGTTTGGTCATGAACTTGAAGATAGTATGGCTGGTTGGATTAGAAACGCTGGTTTTGATTTGCGTACAATGGATTCCAATGGCAAACAATATGGCTTTGCAATAGCGGAAGAAAAAATAAAAGGTCACATAGATGGTGTGATTTGTAGCGGTCCACTTGACGTTAAATATCCTATGTTGTGGGAATGTAAAACCGCAAACGAAAAAAAGTTTAGAGATTTTAAGATTAAAGGCATAAAGGCTAATCATACTTATGAAGTTCAAGTTGCCTTATATCAAGCTTACATGGAGCTAACTGATAATCCGTGTTTGTTCACAGTTATAAACAAAAATACAAGTGAAATATATTATGAACTGGTGCCGTTCAATCAAGAGCTTGCTCAATACGCTAGTGATAAGGCAGTTGATATACTTAAAGCGGTTGAGCAGAATGTAATGCTACCTAGGATTGCGTTCAGCAAAGACATCTTTGATTGTAGGTTTTGTCAGTTTACAGAAACTTGTTGGGGTGCAAGTTGATGGCGGCACGGAAGGTAGCAAGGTGCCACCATCAAGGGAGATGGTAATGAACATAGTAAATTTTGGCAATAAAAAACAGCCTATGTCTAGTAGAGAACTAGTAGATTTAATTAGTGAAAGAGTGCCTGCTCAAAAGCAAATAGATATATTAAGAGACACTTATCCTAATGGTGTTATGAG